GATATACTGAGCCGACTTAATCCAATGATGAAAGCGGACACTGTTGTTGAGTCTAAGCGCATCGGTCAAGTAGTGACTAACGCAAGTAACATCGACACATTAGTTGGCGCAGGCAAGTACACTGGCATCAGAGTGACAATTGATCCCAATACTGAAAGCTTCTTAAACTTCTACCTATCAAACTTCAAGATTGATATCTACACAATGGCAGTGCCAGTGGAGATCTTTGTCTATGACATGACAACGCTGAAGCTTATTGATTCCTTCTTCTACCAATCGGAAGCTGTTGAGCAGTTTATCGGTAAGACCTTCAGAGCCAATCGCAGAAAGATGGATTTGGCATTTGTGTATGAGTCGCTATATGATACAACAAAGATGGTTGCAAAGAAGGGGCACTGCTTTAATTGCAGCGGTCAAGTCAGAGCTGCGCACATCTGCCCATTTGTGGATGCTGTTGGCATCGAGTTAACAGTGAGCGGCACTGATGTGATTACATCGAAAGCAAAGAAGTACACGCAAGGCATGAGCTTAGTGTACAATGTGAACTGCGACAGAGAGGCTTGGCTGTGTTCGATAGGTGGATTGATGGCAATGCCACTTGCTTATGCAACGGCGGTTGAGATTTATAACTACGGGCTAAGCATCAGTCCTAACCAACGGGTGAACACTACTGTTAGCATCAACATAGGAAGCAAGCCTTTCGCAACTGCCGATGCCAACGATGGAATGATTGCAGGACGAGACATTGCGGCAACGAGATACAACGAAGAGCTCACAGCGATGTTGCAGAACATGCGACTGCCAAGTGACAATACGTGCTTTGATTGCAGACGCAACATGAAGTATGTCACTGCTCTTCCATAATGGCTACTCCCAAAGAGATAAGTGCAAGGATTGATTCGCTGTTCTCAGAGTGGAGCGGAGGGTTTACTCCGCTATTTACGGCAGTGCTTGACATGCGCCGTGAGATGTACATCCGCATCTTTGGTATTGATACTGGCAGAGGAAGAAACCAAGCAGGCAACTTCCTGCCAACAGTTAAATACACTGAGGCATACGCAAAAATCAAAGCTAAGAACGGCAAACCACCATTGGAGCTTACAGGATTCTTGAAACGTTCTTTTGGAACAGATCAATCAAGTGTAAGTAATCAAGGATTCACTTCTTTTATTTACCTACAAGCTGACGAAGCAGGCAAAGCATTAGGATTGGAGAAAGGAGTTGCAAGTGGCAATCCAAAGTACAAGACATTTAAAGGATACGGCACAATCTTTCAACCAACAAAAGAGGAACAAGATGCAATGTTGCAAATACACGCTGAATTGTTAGTTGAGGAAATATCAAACCAGATTTCTAAACCATGAATCTACTTAAGACCATAATCGAAAGGCTTAACCAACGGGTTGAGGTTGCCAATATATTCGACAAGCAGTTCAATCTCTGCGAGCTTAACGCGAACGGCAATGACAAAGCTTGGGTGCACTACATTGGCAATGGTCAAGCGGAAGTTGTAACTAACTTCGATGCAAAGAACGGCACGCTGTTTTGGGCTAAGCGTGGCAAGGTAACAGTTGCCAAGACTGATGCCTACAAGATGAGCGGCTGTAAGCAGTTGTACGTGACAAGCTTTCCGCTGACTGCTTATGCCATCGTACGCAAGAGCCATCTTCCTTGCGATGCGGAGGATGCACAGGACTGGCTTGCTTCAAGAGTTTACAAGCTGACGAGCGGCACTGATCCACTATTCAAGCAGAGCATTGGAGTTATCAACTACGAGGTTGTGCCCAATGGATATGCAAACGAAATCAAGACATTAACAGCAAACTATGAGTGGGCTTGTGTATCTGTCGATATGGATGTGCAAGTGATTACAACATCTGAAGACGGCTGTTATGATACATGCGCAACAGGAGAAATTCCACTTCCAGACTTGCAGCCATGTGTTCCATGCTTGACTGAGGTTGCTGTTGATGGGGTTACTATCACAGGAAACGGAACGGCTGAAGATCCACTTGTTGCAATCGGTGGCGGTGGCGGAACTCCGCTTATCACTAAGGATGAAGGCAGTAATGTTAGCACCAACACAACGACATTAAACTTTACCGGCGCAGGAGTAACGGCATCACTTACATCGCCTGGAGTGGTTGAGGTAAATGTGCCAGGTGGCGGCGGCGGCGGTGTGACATCGGTAAGCGGCACAGCACCAATTGCATCAAGCGGCGGTGCTACTCCTGCAATCAGCATAAGCCAAGCATCAACCTCAACAGATGGCTATCTTAGTCAAACAGATTGGGATACCTTCAATGGTAAGTTTAATGTACCAACAGGATTGGTCACCGACTACCTTGATGGATTGGGCACACCGACTCCATTCCCTGCAATACCAACGGGCACTGTCACATCGGTCGACCTATCAATGCCTGCTGCGTTCTCTGTTAGTGGCAACCCAGTGACAACGAGCGGAACATTGGCGGTGACAGCAGCAGGAGTTGCAACGCAGTACATCAGAGGCGATGGGCAGCTTGCAAACTTTCCGACATCAACTGGAGGCGGCGCAAGTGTTAACTACTACCTCAACGGCTCAGTGAGTCAAGGTACTTTTGGAGGTATCGCAATGCGCGAGATTAACAAAGTTCCAATCATTGGAGCAGGTACAGATTTTACCATCAATGCTGATGGATATATTCAGTCATTCATCACCGATGCCAATGACCCAAATCAGTTGGAAATTCCTGCCGGAAATTGGACATTTGAAACTTACTTTAGCGCATCAAGCAACGGAGGAAATCCAAAATTCTACATTGAACTTTACAAGTGGGATGGCGCAACATTGACATTGATTGCATCCAACTCCACTAATCCTGAAAACATTACAGGAGGCACTGCGATTGATTTGTACCTGACTGCATTAGCAGTACCACAAACGGCATTACTCGCAACAGATAGACTTGCAGTGCGCTTTTATGTGATACATAGTGGGCGCACAATTACGATGCACACAGAGGATAATCACTTGAGTCAGATTATCACAACTTTCTCAACTGGCTTAACCTCGCTAAATGGACTCACTGCCCAGACTCAACTCCTTGCAGTTGGCACAATTGGCACTGACTTCGCTATATCATCCACAACTGCAACTCACACTTTCAACCTACCAACGGCAAGTGCTGCCAACAGAGGTGCATTGAGTGCAGCTGATTGGGCGGCATTCGATGCCAAGCAGAATGCTATCACTCCTGCGGCACTTACTAAGGTTGATGATACCAATGTGACACTGACACTTGGCGGAAGTCCTACAACTTCGCTTCTTGCGGCAACATCCTTGACTCTTGGATGGAGTGGCACGCTTGCCGATGTACGTATTGCATCAGCTGCAACATGGAACGCTAAGCAAGATGCAATCACGCTAACAACAACGGGAACAAGCGGAGCAGCAACATTGACGGGCGCGACATTGAATATACCTCAGTATAGTGGTGGTGGTGGTGTATCTTATAAGTCAACTGCTGACGGTATTGCAACATCAACAAACAATATCACATTAAGTCATTCGCAGTTAATTACAGGAGGCACATTTGCAGTTGGAGATATTATTAGAATTAATAATCGAATGAGAGCAACGGGCATAATAGCAATTAAAACTATGCGTGTGTATGTCAATGTAACAAATGATTTAACTGGAACTCCTATACTTATTGCAACATTTGCGGCAGGTGTTGCTGTATTATTTCAACAGATAAAAAGAGATTTAGTAATTAAGTCAGCAACAGTTACTGAAACAACAGCAGCAACTACTAATATTTCAACAGATGATTCAGCATCAAATACATTTACAAATTCTAATATTGATTGGACTACTGACAAGTATATAATCTTTACAAATCAAAGAGCAAATGCTGGAGATACACTGCTTTCATCATATTACTTAATCGAAAAACTATGATAGACATAACTCTTGAAGGTGGCTTTGTCACCTTTACAACATCAGTACTTGGAGCAGTTGCATCCAATGTGGAACTTTGCGAAGTGGTTGATGACAACTCCTTGCACTTAGGCACAAATGTGGGTGTGTTCCTTATCAACATCGAGCAGTTCACAATTAATGCAATAAAATTCTCGACCTCAACTGAGGCAGTTACTTACATACTTAACAACTAACATCATGGCAGGAGTAAAAATTACAGACTTAGGTACATTGACCACAGCGGTTGATGCCGACTTATTATACATCGTAGATATTAGCGACACCTCGCAATCTCCACAAGGAACATCCAAGCAGATTGAGGTGGGAAATATGTTTAGTAGTGGAACATATACACCGACAGTAAGTGGAGAGGTTAACGGCATTGTTGTGACACAGAACTCAGCAACATTCATAAAGGTGGGTAGTATAGTTACTTGCTCTATTCAGATGGAGATTACGATGGATGCTGGAGAAACAACGGGCGCATTTGAATTGTCGCTTCCAGTGGCATCTAACTTTACAAGTGGTAAAAACTTATTTGGTTTGATGCAATGGTCTACCGGTGGCACTTCATTGGCAGAGATTGTAGGGCTTGATATTGCAGCAGAGATAACAAACTACACATGCTTTGTAGACATTGAAACTGCTAATGCTGCTGCTAACATGCAATACGTAAATATGCAATTCCAATATGAAGTGCTCTGATAGCGGCATCCGACTCATACAGGAGTTCGAAGGCTTGCGCTTGACATCCTACCTATGCAGCGCAGGAGTGCCGACCATTGGATACGGCGCAACCTACTACCATGACGGCAGCAAGGTCAAGCTTGGGCAGACCATAACCAAGGAGCAAGCGGTGCAGATGCTTAAGGATCACCTTAAGGAGTTTGAGGGTAGTGTGATTGGACTGCTTAACGGCACACCAGTCAACTCCAATCAGTTCGATGCGCTTGTAAGTTTCTGCTATAACCTTGGCGCAGGCAACCTTGCTAAGTCGCAGCTGTTGAGGTTTGTAAAAGCTAACCCGAATGATCCCAAGATTGCAGCCGAGTTTGCCAAGTGGAACAGAGCAGGCGGCAATGTTGTAACAGGACTTGTAAGAAGGCGCAAGAAAGAGGCGCAACTATATTTTGCAGCAGTTGTATAAGGCATACCTTATTAGGCATAAGACAGAGCCATTTGTCATGCTTGACGAGATGGACCTTACCTTTGAGCAGTTTGTTGAGAAATTAAAATCATCATACGTTTTTAATCACATGTGGGGCAATGACAAGGAAACCAGTTAGCAAGTTCAAACAAGTGCTTGATATCATCATCAAGTACTGGAGACCGACAATTGGCTCATTGGTAATTCTCTCAAGTGTCTTTGCACTTATCTTTAAGCAGATTAGCACAGAGACACTCGCAGCAATTGTGGCCGCAATGGTAGCCGCAGGATACATACCTAAATCAAGTGACAATGGATGACGGCAAAGACTCAGTACAAGTGATCACTACCCTCGATGAAGGGTGCGTGGTGGGTATTGGCTGCAAGGTCCATACGCATCATCATCGCATTGAGGTTAAGCCGCAAGTGATATATCAGTCAATGACAAAAATCACTATCTTTGGCAGACAATATTGCACTAATCAGTGGGGGCAAACTTTCGAGCTTGCCGCCGTTGAGCCAGTGCCAATACCACAGCCGATGCAAAAAATCTACGCAAGCGATACAATCACACCGACAACATCTGCATTCCTTGTTGTGCCTAAGCCAGAGCAGAAGATTATCATTAAGCCTCGCACTGAGTTTGCAGAATATCAACCGACAATGGATGCTCCAATCATGGGCATGCTATTGACTTTTACAATTTACCTCACAGCGCAATGGGCATGGAGCTCGATGTCAGCATGGTCAAACCTATGTAGCGAACTCAAGCAATGTCTTCGCTATTCATCTTAGAGAATAGCATTGATCTATTCTATGTGGTGACTGATGAGCACGGGCTTATTGTGTCAAGCAATGAGCTGTTCAAGAATTACTCGAGCCATATCAAGCCAAGCAAGATCAGTGACATCATAAGCATTGAAGGTGACAAAGAAGATTTCATCAAAGCAATTCAGTTGGCACGCAAGCATACTCCTGAGCCATCGCGAGTATATGCTCGCACTCGCCTAAAAAATACCATCGATAGGTACAACATCTGGAACTGCTTTGCTATTGAAGACACCTTGCACTTTGTCGGCATTCAGTTAGTCGATGTCACATCCATCAATTCGCATGACTATGAGCGGCAGAAGTTGCTGCTTGAGGAATTCCGCTTTATGCTTTCTCATGAGATCCGGCAACCACTCACCAACATTGCAGGGCTTGTGCAATTGATGCTTGATCATCCTGTTGCAAACAACAACGAGAAGCGCGATCTACTTAAGATGATTCATACATCAGTGAACAAGCTTGATGATGCCATCAAGATACTTATTAAGAAAGCAGCTCGCGAGTTATGACAGACAAGGAAGCGGACAAAAGACTGGTTAAGGTTGCCGCTTGGTATGTAATAGAGCGAGGCATGCCGGTATGTGTTGCACTTCAAATCCTTCAAACTGAACTCAATGATAAACGACTTTTTTGGGAATCTTCGCAACAACTTATTAAACTCATTCAAGATGGAGTCAGCATATAAGATCATCAGCTTTGCCACAATTATTGTACTTCTGTTCTTGCTGCTCAAATCTTGCGGAGATGGGGTGCAGTCGGATTACCGCCTTAAGCACACGATTTATGAAGACAGCATAGTGATTGCTTCGCAGCGGAAGATAATCGCAGAGAACAACTCTGATGCGGCAAGGCAGGCGCAACAGATTGCAGAGCTCGAAGTCAAAGTCAAGAACGCATCGGAGGTGGTTAAGATTGAGACTCGCACAATCATCAAAACGCAGATCAAGCTTGGCGATACGGTGATGGTAAAAGGTAAGCCATACATCCAACTGCCCAAGCCATTCCTTAAGACCACCGAGTGGTACACAATAGGCGGCATGATCAACCGCCTCGGGTGGTTGCAGATTGATAGCTTAGTGATCCCTGCTAAGTTCACCTATGCAGTTGGCGATACCATGCGCACTGGGTTTGTGAACCGACTGCTTAAGAAGAAGGACACAGTGGTCCGCATGAGAGTCGACAATCCTAATGTGGCCATCACCGGCATGTCGAATATCTACATCAAGGAAGAGAAGAAGTGGCATCAAACAACCGCATTTAAGGTGGGAGTTGGAGTGCTGATTGGCATAGGGATCAGTTCCGTAGGAAATAAGTAGGAATTTTATTGTGGTAATTATCAAGCACTTGCATAGCGAGTTGAAAAATAATTGCGTTTATTAAAATTAAACATTGCGCAATCAAAATAAAGATATACATTTGTCAACCAATCAGTCAGTCATTTACTCATTTAAATCATTTAATCATTCAATCATGAAAAAACAAACATCAATTACACAGAGAGCATACATTTCACGTAGAGATGCAATCCTTGACATTTTTAATATTGTAAATTATAAAGATGCTTTATCAGTAGCAATCAATATAATGATTACGATAAGAGAATCAAATATAGATGAAGATACTTTTATAGAACTTAAGACTACATACAAATTGTATTGTTTTGATTTAGGAATTGATACTGGATATTTTAAAGGATAATTTAATTGGGCGGCTAATAACCGCCCACAATTACTCTACTATGAAACTAACTAAAGACGAATGCCGAATCTTATATGCTTGTATCTATGATGCTAAGTATAAAATGGTAAATGACCTTAACAAAGAGGATGCTAACAATACTATTGAAGCTCTTACTTTCCTTGAAATTAGATTAGATAAATATTCAAAAGATGAGCGTAGGCAAGGTAGAACATCGCAAAATTCATTTAATGACACTTTAAAACGCTTTACTAATCTTTTTAATCTATGAACACTTTTTTCAAGTCACACGACAACACGCAGTTTTTTAATTACGATCATCTATCTGGCATTATGTTAACAGTTGTACAGGACGGATGCCACCAAGGCTTCTTTCAAAGATGTGACAAAGGATCATTGGTGCTTGTTCGCCAATACTCCAAGGAGATGACACAGGGCTTGCATGAATCGGTCCGCACTTATCATCCATCAACAGAGCATGAGTTCAACTACGAGCTCCGCATTACTCAAGAATCATTCAATAAACTAAATAAACAATGGCTTTAAAAGCACCCTCAGGGAATAACACCTCCCGTCA